TTGTTCGTACACCTAACTGAGCTCTACCACCAGAGAACCCGCCACCTAATATCTGACCAGCGCGGCCGCGCATTGATGCCATAATTAAATTATCATATTCCATATCAAACTGCATAGCGTTATCTACTTGCTCTCCAATATCATTTACTTCTATAAGAACAAATGCTAGATTATATGCTCTTGCAACTTGATATATTTTTTGTGGAAAGATAAGTGGTTTAATTTCGTTGTCTCTGTACTTTGCAACCACACGATATGGAACTTGGGAAACATCGAACACAATGTATGCTGAGTAGTCGTTAGAGACCCCTCTGGACACATCCGCAGTTAAAAGGTATGTATTACCCTCCTTTGGTTGTTCATAAACATCGAGTCCAGCATTAGACTGTAAAGGTCTTTTATATGCAAGTGTTCTTAGTTTATTTGGTGATATAAGTGTATCAATCGAACCAAGGAACTGACATTCAAACTCCGTATTAAACTGTTGTTCACTAGTATTTTTAATTGTTTCTTTTTTCCATTCCTCATCACGGCCAGGCACTTCGCTCCAATGAACTTCAATAGGAATATATGTGTTTCTTTGGTTTTCTGCGTCTGTCCATAATTTATAGAACATATTCATACCATGAGGTGTAGAAACAATCATTACTTTTGTTGTCTTACCAGATGAAATAGTAGGATATACAGAACTAAAAAATTGTTCTGCTACATTTGACGGCACATATGCAAACTCATCAAGAAAGATAATATTGTAAGAACCACCACGAACAGCAGATGCTGAAGTAGATGATGCAAGAATTTTTGAGCCATTTTCCAGTTCCAAAGATCCTTTGTTCCATGACATTACTCCTTGTTGCAACCATTTTGGTAAATGTTCATATGCAAGTTGTAATCTACTTAACAAATCTCTGGCAGTTGCAGCCTTATTCGCAAGAATTGCAATATTTACACTTGGGTTAAATAATGCATAGTGTAATATATAAGATATCATAGTTGTAGATTTACCAGACTGTCTTGGTAATTTACATATAGTAAAACGATTATTGTGAAATGTACCTACCATTTCTTTTTGAAAGGGATACATTTTAAAAGGAACTAATCCTTCATCAAGAGAAACAATTTTTACATAACTTTGAATAAAATGTAAAGGATCGTCCATACATTTTTGATACTCAATAAGTTCTTCTTTAGTCCATTCTTGAGTTACATTTGCCTTTTTAAGATTTGGATTGCCTAGATAGGTAGCTTCAACCATCAGTTTTACCTTTTAACATCTTTTGTAATTCAGCAGTTGATCCAACAAATAATGCATTGGTAACACTCTTTGGTGCATTACTGCCAGGTACTTCTTTGAGTTTTTTCATTTTATCTTGCAAATCAGCAAGTTTCTCTGTAACATCAGCTACTTGCTTGATACCGTTAAGTGCAACCTCATATGCTCGTGGATGCTCACCTTCTTTTGCAAGTTCTAAAATACCATCAATAGCATCTTGACCACGTTCAATCAGATTGTAAAGATTTTCTCTTTGGTACTTATAATCATTGTCAACATCCTCACTAGTAAGATTTGAATTTTTAGTGGCCATAGATGTAAGAGTAGAATACGCCGGTCTTTCATAACCGCTAGCGGTTGTTTTTTCAACATAGGTTGAATCGGGAATAATCTTTTCTATAACACCTAAAGTTTTATCAAGTTGCAACGTAGACTCTTTATTCATCTGAACCTGATACTGGATTAAATTCTTTTGCATCCTCAAAGAAAGATGTAGTTTCGTTGAATCCAAAATCATCATCTGCTGAAGCACTTTCTGGATTTGATGTAACTGTAAGTCTTTGTTCTCTCTTAGGTGAATTAACTTCTAAGTCAGTATACTGATCAACTTGAACAGTCTTGATAACCTTACTAGAAGTAACAGGCCCATATAAATAAAACTTTGCAGTAAATGAAAGAGTGTATATCAATGCTCTACGAGTCGTAAAGTCTCCTTGATAGTTATCTTCATACGAAATAGAATTTAATACAATTGGAACATCTCTTTTACTATCCATAGAAACATTATCATTAATTGTTAATGTATAGTCTGGTTGAAAGTATGGAAGAATCTGTTCTACAATTTGTAATGCATCATCAGATTGTTTTGCCATAATGTATAGTTCTATTGATAGGTTATACGGTACAGGCATATATTGTGTATCTAACTGTTTAGCTTTTGCACCTTTAGCTTTTCTAAATCGTTGAACACGATTTAATTTTCTTGCTGAATCATACTCCAAGTTTTGAATTTCAAATCCAATACGAGGTAAAGTAATTGCAACTTGTTTAGTTAAGTCTGCATCTTCATTCAATCGTACTAAAAACTTTTCTCTCGGCCCATACGCAAGAGGAACTTTCATAGATTGATTTATGTTTCCAGAATTATCTTTACGAACAAGGTTGATATTGTTAAACATTGTTCCAAAAGAAACAATAACCTTTCGTATACTTTCGTGATAGAATTGTTGTCCTAGCATAATATATTTTCCTTATTAACTAATTGTGTGACCGTAAAGTGTAAGTACAAACTGCCCTGCGTTATATACAGCATCAGCAGCATCTGTACCACCCTCTACTAAGTAGAAGAAATCGTTTGCAGTTATTGCTGGTGTAATATTTGACAGTTCTTGTCCAGCAACCATTCCACCAGTATTAAATAATTTAGCAGTACCACCAGCAGCATCATATTCAATATCACCAGCAGAGTTTGTTGCAATATCAATATCTGTATTAAGTGTACCACTTGCAACAGCAGGTAACTCAATACATGCTAGTTCTGCTCTAAATACAATACCACACGTACCTACTACATATCTTCCGATAAATGCATTACCACCAGCTGGCAGACCAATAACATCATTTGCAGTACCACCTTTACCCCCAAGAGCAGTTAGGTCAAAATGAATTTTTGTTGTGATAACACCATTTAGTGTACTTCTTCTAGTTATTGGAGCAAAACTTGTTGCGACCGCACCAGCACCATGTTCAGTTGCTACTGTACCATTTAGAACTGAACCAGTAAAATTAGGTGCTGTTAATGTTTTGTTTGTTAATGTCTGTGCTGCAATTAAAGATACTAAAGTTGAGTTAGCACCAGTAGGCAATAAAAAGACAGAGGAGTTTCCAGCGGAGTGTGGTTGTGATTGTAATGTTTGTGCATGAGCATTTGAACTCTCACAATAGAATAATATTTTTGAAGCTGCACCAGTGTTTTTAAGATCAATAACACCACCAGAAACGAATAAGTCATCGCCAACTGTAAAGTCAGCATTTGTTGTTAATCCTGTATTGTGTGCATGAGTTAAGTTTATATCTTGGTCATTACCAAATACAATTCTACCGGCGTCTGCGAGAAATATATCATTAAATCCTAATGAAGTAGTACCTATGTCAGCGCCGTCATTAGCATCTGGAACAAAAGCAGTTTCTGCCGTGATTGTATTAGAGCGTATTCCTGATGTACCGTTATCAATTGCACCAAATCCTGCAGCGATTGAACCAGCACCTAAAGCGCCTGTAGTAACAAGACCAGTCATTGTAGTTATAGAGTTTTGTGTTACAGTTGCGACTGTTCCAGTTAAGTTCCCAACAAATGCTGTTGATGTAATACTTGTTCCACCAGTAACTACACCAGCATCAATTACAAGAGCTCCATCAAGAACAATCTGTTGACCACTAAGAGGAGTAATTAATAAGTCAGTACCAGCAGTTGAACTTAATGTATTACCATTTATATTAAGATTATCTACTTGTAATGCAGTAAGTGTACCAACACTAGTAATAGCAGTTTGGGCTGCTTGTGTAACTGTTAAAGCAGTACCAGATGCGTTTCCAGTTAATGCACCTACAAATCCAGTAGCAGTTACTTTACCTGTGCTTGGATTATATGTTAGTGTGCCATCAGATTCTAGTCCTAAGTTACCACCATCAACATCTCCACCAGCAGTAAAGATAAGTGCATTGCTCTCATTTGTAGATTCGTTGTCTGTAATGGTAACTGTTGTTGCTAATGTTGCAAGTCCTACCGCAATATTTGCTGAACCATCAAAAGAAGTTCCACCGATAGTTCTAGCAGTTTCTAGTATGGTTGCTTCTGCAGCAAGTCCTACCGCAATATTAGCAGAACCATCAAATGATGTACCACCAATAGTTCTTGCAGTTGCTAGTGCAGTTGCAGTTGCAGCAAGTCCAGAAGTTGATTGATTACCAGCAGCATTTACGCCGGGCAGATTGATATTTGCAGAACCATTAAACGAAACCCCACCAAGAGTTCTCGCAGTCGCAAGTGTTGTTGCTGTATCTGCGTTACCTGTAACATCACCAGTTATATCACCAGCAAATAGTGTTGAAGTCAATAAACCACTACTACTATTAAATGTTAGGTTCGACCCACTCTTGGGAGGTAAATCGCCTGTTGCAGCAGTTGTAAATAATGGGAAACAAGTAGTGTCACTTGACTCATCTGCTACGGTAACAGCAGTACCAACAGATGCTAAAGCAACTGCGATATTTGCAGAACCATCAAATGATGTTCCACCAATAGTTCTGGCCGTTGCGAGTGCAGTTGCGGTATCTGCATTACCTGTAACATCACCAGTTATATCACCAACAAATGCTGATGACGTAACACTTGTTGCACCAGTAACTACACCAGCATCTATTACTATTGTGCCATCAAGAACAATTTGTTGTCCTGATAGTGGAGAAATTGTTAAGTCTGTGCCAGCCGTACTGGTAATTGCATTACCATTAATATTAATATTATCAACTTGAAGTGCAGTTAGTGTTCCCACTGAAGTAATTGCAGTTTGGGCAGCTGTAGCAAGAGCGCCAGTAATTGTCCCTGTTGTTGTTAGATTCTCATTACCAAAGGAAATTGCACCAGAACTATCTGTAATAGAACCAGCAGCTATAGCAAGAGTTCCAGCGTTTAAAGTAGTTCCTGTTAGAGTTGTAATCGTTGCCGAAGTTTGCGTTCCACCAACTACACCTGTAATTGTTGGCGCAGTTAAAGTTACTACTGATGCGGTTGCACTGATACCCGTAGTTAAAGACGATTCATCCCCAATTAAAGTATAAATCTCTAAAAAGTTATCGTTGATTTTATCAGAGGCTACTCGTAGAGTATCCCCTGTTCCATCATTTGCCTCAGTACCTAATCCAAGTGATTGATTTGCCATTAAATTCTCCTAATACTATTTATAATCATTTAGGATCACCAAATGGATTGGATTCACTAAAGTCCAAAACTGTGGCACTTTGTGCGCTAAATAATTCGTTCTGTGCAGTTTTATCTGTTATATAATCTCCAACAGATTTAGCATCTTCTTGTAATAAGTACTGTGAGTCACTACTATCAGCTGAGTTTTCAAGCACAATACTACCACCTCCAAACGATGCAGCATCTTCACCTGCACTAACTGTTGTAGCATCTACAGTAACATTAGTTATATCAACAGTATATAAATCACTATCAATAGTTAATGATTCACCAACTTGAGTACCTTGTTCTAAAGTAAATTGATAGATTAAAGCATCTGTCGATAGTTCATCTTCAATTGCATCAATGTCTGCAATACCCGTATCAATAACTTCTGAACTGTAATCATACAGACGACACCTTAATTTGTAAACTGGATTGTTGTCCAGTTGATAAAATGGCTCATCGTGATCTACAAAATTAACTTGAAACATCTTATCAAGTACAGGGTGATATACTACATCACCTTCGTTTGGTCTATCTGCATCTGTCGCAGATGTATCTTGTATAATGTAAAAATTAGAATCGCCTGATGCAGTTGACAGAGTAGATGAATTACCTGTCTGATTTATTGTTGCTTCTTCTAATAATATAGAACCGCCAGAAGTTGTATCTGTCGCGGTTTCTATTTGCATCTGTCTGTCTAGTTCTTGAAATCTTATTTTGTTAACAACGAAAGTAACTTCGCTTAAATTTTGTAAACCAAATTGACTCATTATTTCTTTTTCACCAGCAAACCCACCTTCAGAATCTTCAATGTACATTTCTATAGGGTGTTGTTGTGTAAACTTAGTTAGAGAATCTTCTCCAAATACAGTATCTTCTGCAACTGATGTACGGTCAAGATAATAAACATCATGGCCATAAATCTGTATTGCTTCTTTTATAAGATTACTATAAAGAGATTGTTCTGTTGCTATCGCGGCGACATTACTTGTGTGAAAAAATGAGTTAACTGCCATTGGTTAACCTATCATATAATTGATTGGTAATTCAAATGCCAATTGGATTTGTTCTTCTAATTTTTCTAATTCTTCTGTTGCTTGACTGAATATGGTTTCACCATTCATGGTAACACCACCCAACATTGCAACTCCTGAGAACTTGGATAAGTTTGCACCCCACTGTCTTTTGATAAGTGCGGTTGCATATCTTTTTAAATAAATATCATCATAGATATCTGTAAATGAATCTGGGTCTAATTTTCGATAACACTCAATAACCATATAGTCTACATCAGCAGTTACATCATTTTGCCAATCCATATCAACATAAAGACGGCCCTGATGTTGGTTAAAACGAATAGGTGTTTCACCAACAAGAATATGTTCGAGCAAATCTAAATTCTGCATTGTCATTTCGTATTGAATAACAGATGTTGATGAGAAATCAAATAGGTCGTTTAATCGTAATTGATAGCGAATATCAAACATACTACCGCCACCACCTGTGTTAGTGAATGGAAATACTCTTGTAACAGATACCACAGAGTTTGGAACGGGAATCCAATTGTTTCCTTCGCTCCAAGTTGCAGTTACACTGGTATCCACTATATCTGTTGCAATAGCGTCTGAGTTTCCTCTTGCGCGAGCAACATCAGCTGATGTTATGAGATGTTTAAGATACATTCTTTCAATACCATCATAATGATATTGTGAGAAGTATTGAAGTGCTTCGTCTAAGCGGTCATCTATCTGATCGTCTGAAACATTGATATCGATAACACCGAAACCTAGAGCTCTAAGGCAGTATGTTTTTAATGTTGCTTTTGTTGATGGTATGGCCATACTCTTTCCCCTTTATACATATTTATAATGTTTAAGGGTTGCACCCTTATCCTAGTATATTGTAGTTGTCACTATTTAAAACTCCCAAGAAATTGTTACTAAACCTGCATCAAAAGTATCTGATCCGTTAACAGTAGTTAGTCGTACTCGGTCTAGGGTGGCTGATGTGGATTTTGAACCGCCAGAAACGGTATTGGTATAAGAATCTGATCCTCCAAAGACACCATTAGCAACCCAAGTGAAGGTAGATGCTTTTACTAGCGAACATACCATTGACCCATGAGTTATATACCCTGCAGCTTGAGCGCCATTATTAATACCGAACCCAGCAGTATATCTTAATCCATTAGTTCCAGTAACAAGCCTACCCGAAGAACCAAGATACCCGCTTGTCTCTATTCCTCCTGCATCGCCAAGTTGAATCAGATAATCCGAACCTCCAGATGTTGACACGCCAACTAAGTGAATACTAATTCTCTTAACTCCGGCTGGTATTGAAGTGAAATCAATTGTAGCACCACTAGTAGAAGCTACTGCTGTTTGTAGATATATAGCACCATC